TATGTTATTGCTTCAGATACTGATTCCATTTATCTTCATATGGGTCCTTTGGTCGAAGTTGTATACAAAGGGAGAGAAAAGAATGTTGAAAGCGTCGTTACGTTCCTTGATAAGGTCTGTAAGGTGGAACTTGAAAAATATATTTCGGATTCTTACGAAGCGTTGGCGACGTATGTAAATGCATACGAACAAAAGATGTTCATGAAGCGAGAAACAATCGCTGAACGTGGTATATGGACAGCAAAGAAAAGATATATGCTCAACGCATGGGATATAGAGGGAGTTAGATTTGCTGAACCCAAACTAAAGATGATGGGCATCGAAGCAGTGAAATCATCTACCCCTGCACCATGTCGTAAGATGATCAAAGATGCTATCAGCATCATTATGAATGAGTCGGAGGACAATGTTCAAGCATATATCAAGAAAATGAGGGTAGATTTTCGTAACATGAACCCTGCTGACGTAGCATTTCCCAGAACATGTAACAACGTGGGAAAATATAGAAGTCACATGACAATATATCAGAAAGGAACACCCATACATGTTAGAGGTTCTCTATTGTTCAATCATTATGTAAAAGAGAAAAATTTGTTGAGTAAATACAATGTAATCAACAATGGTGAGAAGATAAAGTTCTGTTATTTGAAGAGTCCTAATCCTATTCGTGAGAATGTTATCTCATTCATCAACGATTTTCCTGTTGAACTAGGTTTAGCACCATATATTGACTATGATTTACAATTTGACAAATCATTTATTGAACCACTCAAGGCAATTTTAGATGCTATTGGGTGGTCTGTTGAAAAACAAGCAACATTAGATTCTTTTTTTATATAAACAATGTTTTTTGATAAGATAAGTCTGGTGACAGGTGGGTTTGATCCTATACACAGTGGACACATACAGTATTTTGCTAGAGCAAAAGACCTATCAAACTATCTTGTAGTGGGATTGAACGGTGACCCATGGTTGACAAGAAAGAAAGGGCAATACTTTCAATCTTGGACAGAACGTGCAGATATTATACGTCATCTTGACATGGTTGACGCTGTAATATCATGGGATGATGCTGATGACTCTGCCTGTGGTGCTATAGAGAAATGTCTTGACATCTCACAGACAGTTGTCTTCTGTAATGGTGGTGATCGTGGCAAAGGTAACACACCAGAACTTGACAAGTTTCAAAATAATGATAGAGTTAAGTTTGAATGGGGTATTGGTGGCACAGATAAAATGAACAGTAGTTCATGGATTCTACACGGATACTTTGAACGCCAACGTAAATTATTAGGCATCTAATTATGGATTTATTGAATGAGATAGTAAAGGAGATTGGTTCTGACTATGCAAAAATTGCCTCTAATGAAGAGGATACGGAACAGTACATTGATACGGGATCTTACGTGTTCAATGGACTCGTGTCAGGGTCTATTGTTGGTGGTGTTAGTAGTAATCGCATCACCGCTATTGCTGGCGAGACATCTACTGGTAAAACTTTCTTCTCCCTCGCAGTTGTCAAGAATTTCTTGGACAATAATCCTAACGGTTATGTTCTGTACTTCGATACTGAAAGTGCTGTCAATAGAGAACTCCTCGAATCTAGAAACATTGACACAAAAAGGGTTGGACATATTGAAGTTGTCACTGTAGAAGAGTTTCGTAACAAGGCACTCAAAGCATTAGAGATATATTTGGATAAACCAACAGAAGAGAGAACACCATGTTTATTCGTGCTAGACTCATTAGGCATGCTTTCTACTGAAAAAGAAATCAAAGATGCATTAGAAGACAAGAGCGTCAGAGACATGACAAAATCACAACTTGTCAAAGGTGCATTCCGTATGCTCACACTCAAATTAGGTCAAGCAAATGTCCCACTCATTGTCACGAATCATACATACGATGTCATCGGAGCTTATGTTCCAACGAAAGAAATGGGGGGAGGTTCTGGACTCAAGTATGCAGCGAGTACAATCATCTATCTCAGCAAGGCAAAAGAGAAAGACGGAACAGAAGTTATCGGAAATGTTATCACGGCAAAGACTGTCAAATCGAGGTTGAGTAAAGAGAACAAAGCAGTCAAGATAAGATTGTTCTATGATGAACGTGGTCTTGACAAATATTATGGTCTACTTGATCTTGCAGAGAAGTATGACATAGTGAAGAAGGTAGGAAATAGATATGAAATCAAAGGTAAGAAGGTGTATGCTAAAGAGGTATATTCACACCCAGAAAAATACTTTGATGATGAGATTATGCAAGCACTAGACGAGGTAGCAAAGAAAGAGTTTAGTTATGGTGAGTGAAAGAGTTCCTCTAACGATACTCAATAATCTAATTCATGATGAAGAATACACAAGAAAAGTCATTCCATTTATAGAGGAGGATTATTTTGAGGAAAAATCAGACAAGGTTGTTTTTGAAGAGATACATGCGTTTCTCAAAACATATGATAGTTTACCAACCAAAGAAGTTTTACAGATTGAAGTAGGTAAAAGGACAGATCTTACACAAGACGAGTTTCAATCAACAGAACAATTGATTTCTGCTTTGAGTGAAACTGAGTACGAGAAAAAATGGGTGTTAGATACTACAGAGGCATGGTGTAAAGAGAGAGCAATATACAATGCCTTGATGGAAAGCATCAAGATTGCTGACGGACAGGATGAAAAGAAAAATAGAGATGCAATTCCTAGTATATTATCTGATGCACTAGCAGTTGGATTTGATCAACACGTTGGACATGATTACATAGACGATGCAGAGGATCGTTACGCTTTCTACCACAAAGTTGAGAACAAAATACCATTCGACCTTGAGTATTTCAACAAGATTACGTCAGGTGGGTTATCTGATAAGACTCTCAACATTGCTCTTGCAGGCACTGGTGTTGGTAAGTCTTTATTCATGTGTCATGTTGCCAGTTCTTGTCTTACACAAGGTAAAAATGTCTTATACATCACTCTTGAGATGGCAGAGGAGAAGATTGCAGAGAGGATAGATGCAAATTTATTGAACACAAATATTAGAGATATAGCAGAGTTACCACAAACTACATTTCATAAAAAAATTGATAAACTTGCTGCAAAAACAACAGGCAAATTAATCATCAAAGAGTATCCCACAGCATCAGCACATTGTGGACATTTCAAAGCATTATTACAAGAATTGAAGTTGAAGAAATCGTTTATACCTGATATAATATTTGTAGATTATCTCAATATCTGTGCATCTTCTAGGTATAGGAGTGCAGTAAACGTCAATTCTTATTCTTATGTCAAGGCAATCGCAGAAGAACTCAGGGGTCTCGCAGTCGAAGCGTCTATCCCCATCTGCTCGGCTACGCAGACTACAAGGTCTGGGTTTGCTAGTAGCGACCCTAATCTTACTGACACTTCAGAAAGCTTTGGTTTGCCAGCTACTGCTGATCTTATGTTTGCTTTGGTCAGCACCGAAGATATGGAAGAACTTGATCAAATAATGGTCAAGCAACTCAAAAATAGATACAATGATCCTACCATAAACAAGAGGTTTGTTGTCGGCATTGATCGTGCAAAGATGAGATTGTATGACTGTGAACAGTCAGCACAAACTGACATCCTTGACGATGGTGATTCAGAGGTGTATAATAAGTTACAGGAATCTAAAGCTAAATTCGATGACTTCAAATTTTGATAATTACAAACGTTTCGTCAATACTGTTACGAGCACAGAGTCTAAAGACTCCGACGCTTTTATTTACCGTCTACAAGAGCTTGGTGGTTCTGTTGCTATTCAACGCCTTCTTACTGCTAGTGTTGGGATTAGTGCCGAGTCTGGTGAGTTTATGGAGATCGTCAAAAAAATAATATTCCAAGGTAAACCATGTAATGAAGACAACCTTGAGCATCTAAAGATAGAATTAGGTGATATTATGTGGTATGTTGCTCAAGCATGCATGGCATTAGAAATTGATTTGGATGAAGTGCTTGATAAGAATATTAAAAAATTAGAGAGGAGATATCCTGAGGGACATTTTTCAGAATATTATTCAGAAAATAGGAAGGTAGGCGACAGATAAATATCGACATGGAGGATCTAGTCGATTTACTTATAGAGATGTATACCATCTCACCTAAAAGAAAACAATTGCAAAGACGTGAGATGGAAGATTTCATGAGGTTCTTTGTAGCATTCACTGAGACAGATGATAAATATATTCATATGAGAAATGCAGGTCTGCAATTTATCAAACAAAATGAACAAAAAATCTACAAACAGATAAGTGAAAGCGTTCCAAACATTCATAACAGAAGCAAGGACTACCAAAGCATCGCAAGAAGCAAAGCGATTGGGA